TGCTGTTGTTCTGCGGGTAGCGGTTAGGGGCCATCGGGATGACTTAATATATAGCTGCAGCCCGAGACTGATGGGGAACGGCGGGCCCTGGAGCGCGTCGGTTCCCCAAACACAATCTCGTGGAAAAGGGCCAAGGGTCCTTTTACGCGTACGCCCCGGTGCCCCGTCCCGGCCGAAACCAAACCTACCCTTCCAAAAATGGTTACATTTTTGCATATCTTTAGTGAATGATGTATGAAACAAAGTGACGCTGAAAGCGGCATTTTGTTGAAGAGCAAAAAATTAATAAAATAAGTTTAGCTAATTAAATGTCTCGTAAACGTAAACAATCTAAGGTACCATGGCCTAGTCAGAAAAGACGTAAAAGGCGACGTGTTGGAGAACAAAAAACCACCACAACTAGCACACATACTGAAGGGTCTACTATATTGAATGTTTTGGGTGGTGCTGCTGGATTGGAAGCTGCTGGTTATGTTGGTGCTCCTGTTATTCAAGCAGCTACACAAACTTTAGTCAATTATAGTGCTAATTCTGTTGCAGCTATTATTGGTGTTGGCGATGTAGGTCTATTAGCTTCCGGTGCCCTTGCAACACCAATTGCGCCTTTATTAGGTGCAGTAGCCCTTGGTGCTGCTGGGATTGCTGCCGGAGTGGCGGTAGCAGACATGTTTACCCGAAAAACTATAACAACTTCTTCTACTAAACTTAATCCAATAATGTCTTCTACATATGCCGGACGTGTTGCTCAAAAGGGTAAATCTGATATTACTATTAGAAATAAGTATCAGAAACTTGGTGCTGTTGTTATTGCCGAGACTGCTGGGTTTGTGTCTGATCCGGACATGATTGGTGTTGGACATATTACTTTTAATATTGAAGCTGTTATAAAGTCTATTCACCATGCTCTTTTGCGCAAATTGTTTCGCAAACTTGGATTGCATATTGAGACTCCTTATCAAGATTTGTCTTTGGGCCAGGGCTTTATTTCTGGTCCAAATTGTTTGAAAATTGTCACTCAAATGTTGGATGTTAATGGAACTGTTACTACTGGTGAAATTATTCTTCCTGCCAATACTACTTTGGAAAATTTGTATGCGTTACCTGGAGGTGTTGCGCCTTGGACAGGAGATTCTTTAGCTGGTACCCTTTCGAATATGGTATTGGGTAGCAATCCACCTATTTTGAAGAGAATATTTTTATATATTGTTACCCCAGTCGGCGTACCAGGATCGATTACTACTGTTGATCGTCTTGGTTGTATGCTTAATATGCCTGCTGAAAAAATTGAGATTTGTGTCAATGCTCACACGGTTATTCAGAATCGTACTAAGAGTACTTCTGGTAGTCTTGGTACTGATGTAATTGATGCACAACCTTTGAAAGGTCCTGTTTTTCAATTTAGTGGCATTCCAAAGACTAAAATGGTTGGTGTCTATCCTTTAAATGGACCTGTTGTGAATGGTGTTTATCTATTTCGCAAGACTGAATTGGGTGCTGCTGATGGTGCTGCGTGGGCCGAGCCACCTGTTCGTAAAGCTTTTACCAATGTTCTTAAAGCTGGATATGTTAGAATTGCTCCTGGTTTATTGAATGACATGTCTGCGAGTAAAAGTTGGGGTGGCTATTTTGAGACTGTCATAATGAAGTGGCGTGTTGCTGCTGAGTATGGTTCTGTTAATTTGATGCAATATAGTCCTGGAATGGCTCAAATTCTATTTTTAGAGGAGGAAATGAATAGTGGTAGTTCAAATTACATTATAGTTAATTATGAAACACAACATACTGTTGGATGTAATTTTACTACATCTTCCTCTCCTAATATGCAACCTGTGTATTCTGCTTCTGTCTTGAATAACTTTCCGCCACCTTAAAGCATTAGTAAGCACGAGCGTGAGAATCATCGCTCTATTATTACTTACTAATGCGGTTCTCCGTTCTCAACACTTAATCTTAATAAATAAGACTTAAAAATAAGAGTACGCGTGAACACATGACTGACGCGTGAGCGCGTCAGTCATGTGTTCACCAAATAACTCCGACAGAGGGTATAAAAGGCAGAAGATTCCTTTACGTCTTGCTATGTCAAGACGTCAAGGTATCTTCTGGCTATTAACAATTCCGCAACATGAATTCCTCCCCTACCTCCCACATTGTTGCCAACACATTAAAGGCCAACTTGAAAAAGGAAGTCAAACAGACTACCTCCACTGGCAAATTGTTGTCTCGTTCAAAAAGAAGACCTCTCTTGGAGTTGTCAAATCCACTTTTGGAAACTCTTGCCACGCCGAATTGTCTCGTTCATCCGCCGCCAACACCTACGTTTGGAAGGAAGATACCTGCGTGGACGGGACAAAATTTGAGCTCGGAGTGTTCACCTTCGATAGGACATCCAAGACCGACTGGGAGTTGGTATGGTCCGCCGCCAAGTCCGGAGATCTTGAAAGTATCCCGGCCCATTGTCGAGTTGTTAATTATGGGAGCCTTCGAAGAATTGGTTCTGATCATTCACGCCCAATCGGAATGCTCAGAGAATGCTATGTATTCTGGGGAGCGACTGGAACTGGAAAATCTAGACGAGCATGGGATGAGTCGGGTATGGAAGCTTACTGTAAAGATCCTAGAACCAAGTTCTGGTGCGGATATCAGCTGGAAAAGAATGTTGTTATCGATGAATTTCGTGGAGGAATCGATATTGCCCATTTGCTTAGATGGTTGGACAGGTACCCGGTGCGAGTGGAAGTCAAAGGATCTTCTAAACCTCTAGCTGCTGAAAAAATATGGATAACGTCAAATCTGGAACCAAAATATTGGTATCCTGAATGCGATCAAGCCACTATAGATGCTTTGATGCGTAGATTAATTATAACTGAATTCGAATAAATGTTTCCCAAAAATTAAAAATGTATGCTCGTCGAAGAAGTTCTCGGTCTTTTGTCCGCCGTCGTCCTACTACTCGTCGTACTCGTGCACCGATTCGTAGGCGTGCGACAAGGTCACGTCGAAGAACAACAGTAACCTCTCGACGCCGAGGGCGTCGATAGGTTGCTGTTGTTCTGCGGGTAGCGGTTAGGGGCCATCGGGATGACTTAATATATAGCTGCAGCCCGAGACTGATGGGGAACGGCGGG